CAGCCCGCGCGCGGTCAGCGTGGTTGGGTCATAATCAAAGCGGGGAACATCGGCGCTTGCCGTTGCCACATATCCGCTGCCATCGATGTAGGTGGATGTGCTGCTACTGCGCGTGAAGGTGAACCGGGAATCCAAGGTTCCACCCATTGCGGTGAAATCCAGCGACAGCGTGGAGCCATCGCCGCGCCGCAGCATGAACGGAACATAGGCATTGCCCTTCATCGCTTGCCCTGGCCTTTCTGCTTTGGTGCCTCGCTAGGCGCAGCAGGAACCGCGTGGACGCGTTCCGCGATGCCTGCCACGCACCATTGCTGCGCGGTATCCGGATCGACCGTAGCCACCTCGCCCGGCCCCCAAACGCCCTTGGCGCTGGCCACCGCTTTGAGGATTTGGATTTGAACCATGCTCATGGTGAGGAAATCCGGCGAGGGCCTTTCGGCCCCCGCCGGTGTGGGTGCAGTTTCAGTATCAGCTAGCCGAAGTGGCGAATGCCTTGAACGCCAGCGCGGGAAGCGAGAGCTGGCAATCCATACGCATGTTTGCGATGTAGCCCGTCTCATTCGTGTCCGCGTAACGCTCGCGCAGCACGCGCAGTTCGTAGTTGCTGGTGCTGCCCATGTAGCAGTAATCCCAAGCGCCGATGATGCCGATCTTGGTAACGGTGGTGCCGCTCGTCGGAAGCGCCGAAATGGCCGCGCTGGTGTACACCGGGATGCCCAGGATGCGATCCGGCTCGGGGGCTGAACCGCTGCCGCCCTTGGTGTAGCCGTTCTCCCAGAAGTAGTTGGTGATGTTGGAAGTGCCACCAACGCCGCCCAGCTTGCGCAGGTAACCCAAGGTGGAATCGTTCACGATGATCGCGCAACTTGGGTGCTGGCGATACTGGCGGGGCAGGCTGTAAATCCAGTCGATGACCTTCTCCGCCGTGAACGATGTGTAAGCGCCGGTGTTGCTGCTGGTGAGGGCAGCATCATTCAGCAGCGAAACGGGAGCGCCGGAAACATTGGAAGCCGCTAGCAGCGCCGCTTCCTCGGTCTGTGCGAACACGCGGGCGAACTGCTCCGTGATGATTGAGGAAATCGACATGTTGCCGCCGCGGGCATCGGCATCGGCCACCAGTTCGTTCGACACGCGCAGAAGGGCCGAAAGGCGCTTCGGGGTGAGCGTGATCTTGGAGAAGGTGGGGCTGGTGTCACCGGGAGAAGTTGCTTCTCCAACCCAAGCGGCGCTGCCCGTGGTGTTTTCGAACGCGATTTCGCGCGCGAACGAACCCAGCGAGAGCTTGCGCGCCAGGTTGCGGACGCTCGTCATCGTCTGCAACTTGGCCACGAGCTGATTGTCGAACTCCGTGGGCGGAATCACGGTGCCGCCGCTGGCCTCGCTCAACGCGCGCATTTCTGCGGGTGCGGTGTGTTCGCCGTTGCGGAGGTAGTTGTGGAACGCGTCGCGGTACTCATCCGTCTCGCGGCGCTCGCCAACCTTCGCGGCTCGCTCGGCGCGCTGGGCGCTGCGAACCTCGGGTGCGGCGGGGATGTCGCTGAACACGGCCTGCTGGCCGTTGTCCATCGCCATCACTTCCTCGTTGCGCTCACGCTGCTTCCGCAGGTTGGCGTACTGGGTCTTCAGGGCGCTGTACTTGGCCTCCATCTCGGGGGCCATGCCTTCGCCGCTGCTGTTGGCACCATCAACCATCGACTGCATTTCCTGATAGAGCGCGCCCATCTTCTCGATGAGGGCCTTGTATGAACTGGGGACTGGCATCGTTTCTTCCTTCCTAGATTCCCGCCGCGTGTCGCTCGGGCCAACGCGGCCCGCAGGGACATTCGCGGCGGTTTGCGAATGCCCAAAGATTGAAACGCGCACTAGGCGCGGTTGACATTCAGAACAGCAAACTTGTTGGTAATCGATCCATCGCAACGGATCGAAGCCACGAAAATGGTTTCGTTCGTATCGGCCGCCGCTTCGCTGTACCGCGCGACGCTGAACGCGCCGAACGAATGGGCCAACAGGTACTGGGCAGGGTTGAAGAAATGCACCAGCGTGTCACCGGCGGCCGGGGTACCTGTGCTCAAGCGGTGGTAGACGGTGGGCAAGCCTTCAACCGTGGTTCCATTGACCATCGTTCCGCGGAAGCTGGGGAACAGCACCGGGAAGAAAGTTGGATCGAACGATGCCATCAACCGGCTGTTGATCACGGCCACGCTGTTGATCCACGATTCATAAGGAAGCGGGGACAGGGCGCTAGCGGTAGAACCCCACACCGCCGAAATCACATCCTTCATGGTGTTTGTGGTGGCCACGCCGGTGGATGCCGTGCGGCTGTAACCCTTGGCGCTGTTGAAACTGCCCTGGCACTCGCTGGTGCCGTTGCCGATCAGGATTTGGCGGCCCACCTCAAAGATCAGCCCATCGACCAGCGCGCGGCGCAAGAACTCTTCCACATCCTGCGCGCCCTTCGAATCGTTCAGCAGTTCGTTAGACACCTTCACCCAAGCGGAAACCTTCTTCTGCGCGAAGGTGTAGTAGGTGCCGCTGGTGCCAGCGGTGGTGCCCTGCACGGGCTTGGCGAAGGTGGGGGAAGACTGGGTACCCAATGCGGACTCGGCCACATTGGTGTTCACCGTCGCATCCTCGGCGTAGATTGGCAGATTAAAAGCGGTGGGGGTTTCGATCTTCTGAACGCGCGACAAGATCGCGTCTTCTGCGATCTCCGTATCGATGTACTTTGACCAGGCGGTGGGGGCCAGCGCGGTGCCGCCGCTGCTGATGGTCAGCGCGCGCGCCTCCACATCGGTGAGCCCGCGCGCGCCGCGGCGCAGGAAGGTGCGGTAGATGTCGCTGTACTGTTCGGAGTCGCGCGTGATCTTGGTTTCGCCCATAGTTCAACCCTCAAAAAGCGAGGGGCGCATGGCGCACAGCCTCGCGGATTCGGTGAGAAATCGCGTGGTTAGTTGCGCCACGAGGGCGGAACGGAAACCGTTACAGGTGGCGGCGCATCACTAGGACGCGCGCGGCCGTATTCAGTTGCGCCCATTATCAGGGCGCGCAGGTGAATTGCAACCGATTACATCTCGGGTGGCAGGTAGTAACGCTTGCGAGCGGCGGGCTGCGCGTTGCGCGCCTCCACGCTGGTGGCAGGGTTCGCAGGGAATGTCACCGCGCTGATTTCCACCAAGTTCGCGTCGGTGATGACGCGCAGCGGCTTCCCATCGGGTGCCTTTTCGTACCGCTCGCCGCGCACATGGAACCCGAAACTGCATTGGCTCACCACGCCGGAACGGATCAGGGAAACCGCGTCGCGGCTCACGGCCGTATCGGGCAAGGTGGCCTCAAAGCCAAGCCCGGTTTCATCGGTGAAGATTCGCAGGTTCCCAGCGCGCACGCGGGCCATCGGCTTGCTGGTGTCGTGGTTCCACAGTAGCGCCACATCCTCGGGGGACTCTAGCGCCGCATCGAATGCGGATCGGTCGATGCGCTCCCATGAATCGGGGCCCATCGTGTACGGCTCCCATGTCACCGCATAACCACGAATCTTCAAATCATTCGACGGTGCGACGGTGCCGCTAGCGCGTGTTTCGGTCATTGCTTTCCCTCCAGTAGTGGCGTTTGCATGATTTCATGCTCAAGCATTTCCAGCAGTTCGGTGGTGGCCACGCTCGGAAGCGGCTTCCACCCATCGACCGTATCGGACAGCGCCGCGATTTTCCCAACAGCGCCGCGCAGGTGGCGAGCGTGGCGCATAAGCGCCGCGTTCAGCACATCGGATGCCTTGCCCTCATCGCCCATGATGCGGCCAAGCCCGGTGATGGTTTCGCGCAGGTCACCCGCGATGCAATCGATGGGCGGTGCCCAGCGGTCAAGCTTCGCCTGGGTGCGCGTCTTCAACAGGTATTCGGAAACCCGGTTCAGGTGGCGGCCATACGCGTTTTCGATGGCGGGGCGCACCGCATCCACCGCCGCGCGGATGGCGATCAACTTTTTCGCATTGTCTCCGGCCTCGTCTTCGGCTGGATCAACATCCACGCTATCGGGCACTTCATCGGGTGCCAGGTCAACGCTGGCGGGCACTTCCTCGGCCGGTGCAGACACAGGCTCGGCCGGTGCCACGCCACCAGCGGCGGGCTCCGGCGCGGCCGTGTTGAGTGGCAGGCGGATGGACTCGCCGCCTGCAACCGCTGGCAAACCTTCCCGCGCGCGGCATTCGTTCGGGCTCATCAGCCCGGACATGATCGCCGTGTTGTAGGCGCTGAACCTCACGGCC